GGGCAGCGGTCAGGCGAGCGCCGTGGTCCCGCAGCGCGCGCTACTCGAGCTGCTCAAGATCATGCCGGACCAGGGAAGTGTCCGCGTCCACATCTCCGAGCGCCAGATCATGTTCCGCCTGCCGGAAACCACGCTGGTGTCGGTGCTCATTGAGGGGCAGTTCCCCGACTATCAGCGCGTGATCCCCACGGACTTCAACAGGAGGTGGGTCATCCCCACGGAGCAGCTGGCCGCGGCCCTCCGCCGGGCGCAAGTCGTGGCGCGGCAGGACATGCAGAGGGTGGTGCTTCGCTCGCGGGGCGAGAAGGTGGCCGTTTCGGCCCGTGCGGGGGGCGTAGGGGAGGCCTATGAGGAGGTGGTGCGAATAGAGGAAAAGCGAGCTGTGCCGTTTACCCGTGCCGGGGACGTCGGGGAGGCCTACGATGAGGTAGACGCGGCCCGGGACGGCGACGGCCTCGAGATCGCCTTCAACTGCGGCTATCTTCTGGACGTGCTGAACGTCCTCGAGGCGGACGAAGTGACCTTCGAGATGTCCGGGGCGCTGTCCCCGGCCGTTCTGAGGCCGGTAGGGCAGGAAGGCTACCTGTGCGTGGTCATGCCGATGGAGAAGGGGGAGGAGTGCTGAACCGGGTTGGCCATGGAGCCGCCCGCGGCGCTGTAATAATCGCAGCCCTTAACAAGGGATCCAAACCGAGCCATGATTAACGCAGGCGAAAACAAAGAACCACGCGCTGGCCGTTCCGTCCTGCAGCCCGCCGGTGGCTTTTGAGGAGAGACAAATGAAGATCATTCACATCCCCTCGGCCCGCGGCGGGCCGGCATACTGGGACGAGGACGGTAACCTCAGGGTCAAATCGTCTTTGACTAACAACTTCGTGCCGCCGGGGCCACAGAATGAGTGGACCCTGGTGGAGGCAACCCCGGATGAGGTCGCCGCGCTGGTCGCGGCGGGTTACCGCCTGCCCGTGGGCAGGATCCGGACGTCTATGTCCCGGCTGCCGCGCCCGGTTTTCACCTGCCAGGCGTGCGGGCATTCCTGGCGCCCGCGCCGGCGTCTTGGACGGGAGCCTCAGCCGCCGCGGCTGTGCCCGCAGTGCGGCACGCCGCGCTGGCGCGCGGGCGCTTGAGGTGGGACCAATGCTGAACAGGATCATTCTTATCGGCCGGCTGACGCGCGATCCGGAGCTGCGCTACACGCCACAGGGGACGCCCGTGGCCACGCTGGGGCTGGCAGTGGAGCGCCCCGGGACGGATAAAAGCTCCGGCCGCCAGACCGATTTCATCGATGCCGTCTGCTGGCGCCAGACGGCAGAGTTCGCCGCGAACTACCTGTCGAAAGGCCGGCTCGTCGCCGTGGAAGGGCGCCTGCAGATCCGGGAATGGGTGGGACAGGACGGGGGCAAGAGGCGCGCCGCAGAGGTTGTGGCCGACACCCTTCAAGCCCTCGACCGGCCCGGAGCACGGGACGAAGGAGGAGGCGATGACCCGTTCGGACATTCATAATGTGGGCGGTACGTGCCCGGTCTGCGGTGCACCGGCGCCGCGCTACCGGAGGACCTGCTCGCGCCAGTGCCTGTCGCGCTGGAGGGGGATTCTGAACAGCCGGCGCGCTGCAGCCGGACCGCCGCCGGAGCCGCGCACCAAGCCATCGCCGCAGATGATAGCGGCAATGGCGCACTTCCTGGAGGCCATCGGGCTGGATGCGTCGCGCGCCCTGGCCCTGATTGACGAGGCGGAGAAGGCCGAGCGTGAGGAGTTCACTCGAAAGCTCGAGGCAGCCCGCGCAGCCCGGAAACGCTGAGTTTGCCGCACGCCTGGCAGACTACCTGGAGCGTGCCATACACGCGCGCTACGGGTGGACCGGGCATGCGGACGATCTGGCGCAGGTCGCGCGCCTCGCCGTCGCACAGGAGCTCAAGGACCACGGCCACCTGCCGGAGCCGCTCCTGCGCCGCTACGTCCTCCGGCGGGCCTGGTGCGACGTGCGCGATGAGCTCCGGAGGCTGCGCAGGCAGGAGCCGCGCCTGGCGGAGCGGGCGCGTCCCCGGACTCACCCGATGGACTGCCGCCTGAGCATCCGCCTGTCGGGGGAGGTGCTGTCCGCCCTGGCGCAAGCAGCCGCCCGCCGGGGCGCAAGCCTGTCCGCGGAGGCGCGGGCCATTCTGGAGGAATCCCTTGGCCTCAGAGCGCGCGGCGCTGCTCGCTGATATCTGCGCGCGGCTCGAAGCGGCCCGCAGAGCCGGCGAGCGCGCCCGGTTCCCGGGCTCCTCCTGGGGGCAGATCATCCGGGCCCTGGCCTACCGCGTGCACGACCCGGACGAGGCGTTCCACTTTGCCGCCGCGGCCAGCGGCATGGCGTCCGGCTCCTGGGACGCGGACGCCAGGAACTACGTGAACTATCTGCTGACCATTACTTCTGACCTGCGCCGCCAGCGTCTGGCGGCGCTGCCGACGGAAAATCTCTGGGAAATTTTGATGCTGCTCGCCGAACGGTGAGGTTGTCCGACATTCTGTCAGCGAGTACATATACAGGCAGCAAGCAGAGCGGACCAGACCGAACACTCTCCTTTCCCTTTCTCTGAGGGCCCGCCAGACCGGTGGGCCCTTTTTCCCGCTCTCGCCGCACGAGGCGGCCGGCGGGGATTCAGATGACGGACATGCCACGCGGACGGCCGACGAAATACAACCCGGAGATTGCGGAGCGCATCATCGCGGACATCCGGCGCGGGTCCTCGCGCGAGGAGGCGGCCGGCGCAGCCGGCATCGCCGAGAGCACCCTGCGCCGCTGGATGGCCAGATACGCAGACTTTCGCGCCCGGGTCCATGAGGCCGACGCCTGGGCGGTGAAAAGTGCGGAGCAGGCGGTTTACGAGCGCGACCCCCTGCGGTGGCTGCAGGCGAAGCGGCCGGAGGTATGGGGCAATCTGGGCCGTCAGCGCATCGAGGTTTCCGGCCCGGAGGGCGGCCCGGTTGACATAGCGCATGCCATCGATACCGGCAGCATCATCGCGGTGGCGCGCTGGCTCGAGCAGCGCGAAGCGGAGCCCGGAGCGGAGCCTGAGTGACGCACGGCGGGCGGTGCTCGCCCTCGCCCGCCAGAGACTGATCCCGTTTGCCTGCGTGACGCTGCCGGGCTACCGGCCCGCGCCGCATCTGGCGCGCCTGGCTGAGGCGCTCGAGGCCGTGGAGCGCGGGGAGATCCGCCGCCTGATGGTCTGGATGCCCCCGCGGCACGGCAAAAGCGAGCTTGCGAGCATCCGTTTTCCGGCCTGGTACCTGGGCCGGAACCCCGACCGGCGCGTGGTGCTGGCCGCCTACGGGGCGGACCTGGCGCAGCGCTTCTCCCGCTTCGTGCGAGCGACCATCGAGGGTCCGCAGTTCCGGTGCATCTTTCCGGGGATCGGGCTCTGCCCGGACAGCCGGGCCGTGGACGCATGGGACATCGCCGGGCGAAAGGGGGGCCTGAAGGCGGTCGGCGTGGGCGGGCCTCTGACCGGGCACGGGGCGAACCTGCTCATCATCGACGACCCCGTGAAGAACAGGGAAGAGGCGGACAGCCAGACGATACGGCAGGCCGTGTGGGACTGGTACACCAGCACCGCGTATACCCGGCTGGAGGAGAACGGAGCAATCGTTTTGATCCAGACGCGATGGCACGAGGACGACCTGAGCGGGCGGCTGCTTGCGGCACAGGGCACGGACGCCCGGGCGGATGAGTGGACGATCATCCACATGCCCGCTATCGATGGGAATGGCCGCCCGCTCTGGCCGGAGCGTTATCCGCTGGAAGAGCTGGAGCGCATCAGGGCAAACGTCGGCCCGCGAGACTGGGATGCGCTGTATCAGGGGCGGCCCGCCCCGCCCGAGGGCAGTATCTTCCGGCTCGCGGATGTCAAAATCGAAGACCGCGCCCCGGCGCATCTGCGCCTGGCCCGGGGCTGGGACCTTGCGGCGTCGTCCCGCACTACCGCCGACTGGACCGTCGGGGCACTGTGCGGCATTGACGGGGAGAACCGGCTCTGGGTCCTGGACATCTACCGGCGCCGCCAATCCTGGCCGGAGACGGTCCGGGACATGGCGGCTCTGGCACAGCTTGAGCCGGGAACCGTCTGGGCCATCGAGCGGGCCGGCTTCCAGCTGGCGGCCGTGCAGCAGCTGCGCGCCGACCCGCGCTTCAACGCCATGGCCATCCGCGGTATTGAGGCAGACAGGGACAAGGTGGCCCGGGCGCTTGCCTGGAGCGGCAGGCCGATCCATCTCGTGCGCGCATCCTGGAACCAGGAGTTTATCGCGGAGCTGGTGGCGTTTCCGCAGGGGCAGCACGATGACCAGGTGGACGCGGTGAGCACGGCCTGGGCCGCGCTTGCCAGACTGCGCCCGCCGGCATCCGCAACCGTGGAGGAGCGCGGCTGGTACGCCGCAACGGACAAAGACGAATGGCACTGAGGGACATCCTGAGATGGCCGTGGCCGGCGCGCGCCGTGGAGCCTGAGGGCGCGCCGGTGGATCGCGTGGAGCGCCTGTATGCGCGCGCCCTGGAAGGGCAGTGGGACGGCATCCAGGATCTGCTCGAGGAGGAGCGCGGCTGGAAGCGCATCTCGAGCCTCTCAGGTCAGCCCACACTGGATCCGGCCGAGCACAGCCTGATGCTCCGTCTGGCCATGCACTTCACCGGCACGAGCCCGCTGGCGGTGAAGATCATCCGGACTATGGCGGCCCACATCTGCGGCAGCGTGCTGCAGTTCTCGAGCCCGAATCAGGAGCTGCACGAGGAGCTGGCGGCGTTCTGGCGTGATCCGGTGAATGGGCTCGAGCGCGACTACGTGCGCCTCTGCCGGGAGTGGCTCGCCCTTGGCGAGCTGTTCCTGCCGGCCTTTATCGCGCCGCAGACTGGGCGGATGCGGATCGGATACCTCCACCCCACGCAGATCAGCGCGGTCTCGACCGACCCGGAAAATGCGCGGATCGCCACGAGCGTGACTGAATCCCGGCCGGACGGAGACCGGGAGTGGATGATTCTGAATTCGCCGCCCGTTGTCGAGGCCCTGCGCCGCGGGGATATGCCGCACCAGGAGGCGCGCTGGCTGCTGTACTTCCCGCTCCAGGCCGGCATGGTGGGGCGCGGGCGCAGCGTGCTCGAGACGATGTTTTACTGGATCCACCGGGCCGAGCAGTTTCTGAACGACCGCATGATGCTTAACAGCCTGACCAAGGCGTTCATCTGGCAGGTGCGCGTCAGTGGCAGCGAAGCGGACGTGGCACGGCGCGCCATGGAGATCGGCCAGAGCCCGCCGCGCCCGGGCAGCGTGCAGGTGGTGAACGAAAGCGAGTCCTGGGAGGCCGTGGTGCCCACGATGCACGCGGGCGACGCGCGGAGCGACTACCTTGCAGTGCTCAAGTACGTCGCGCTCGGCGCCGGCTTCCCCGAGCACTGGGTGGGGGCCTCCGACGACGTAAACCGCACGACCGCGGACAGCGCCTCCGAGCCTGTGATCCGCGACCTGGAGGTGCTGCAGACGCAGTGGTTCGACGGCGTGGTGCGGCCGCTGCTGCAGATCCAGGGGTATCTGCTGGCCGCAGCCGGCATGGTGCGGGCGGCGCCGGAGGAGATCGAAGCCGTGGACATCGCGGCGCCCGATCTGTCGCGGAGTGACAACACCCGCACCGCGGACGCGACGCTGCGCATGGTGCAGGCGGCGCAGCTGGCGATGGCGGGTGAGCTGATGTCACGCGAGACGGCCCGGCAGCTGGTGCACAACGCCGCCGGCGTGCCGGTGCCGGACAATCTGGACGATTTGATCGCCGGGGAGCGCAGGCGGGACCAGGCGGCCGTCTATGCGGCGTGGCGGCCGCCTGAGCTCCCGGTGATGGAGGACGAGCAGTGACGGAGATTGTGACGATCCGGGAGTCGGCGGCGATCGAGGCCGCCGCATTCGACGAGGAGCAGCGCATCGTGCCCGGCGCGGTGCTGATCCGCGCGGGCCTGAGCCGGAACCGGAACCGCTACCGCGAAGAGGTCCTGGCGCGCGACTGCCACATCATGGAGGGCCTGCCGGCGAGAAGCGGGCACTACCGCTCGGGAGATCTCACCGGGCGCAGCGACCCGCGCAACCTGGCAGGCACATGGCGCAATGTGCGCTACGCGGACGGCGCCGTGCGGGGAGACCTGCACGTGTTCGAGCACTACCTGCCCGTGCTGCGCTCGGCGCGCGAGGCGGGCGAGCTGATCGGTGTGTCCATCGATCTGGCCGCGAAACCCCGCGTGGTGCGCGAGAACGGGCAGCTGATCCGGGAAGTGGAGGCGCTTATCGCCGACCCCGGAAACAGCGTGGATATCGTGGTGCAGCCGGCCGCTGGCGGCCGGCTCTTCGAGTCCGCCGCGGTGGATCCGTGGTGGACCTCATACCGGGAGGTAAAGATGAATCTGACGATGGAGGACATCAAAGCCCGGCCGGCTCTCTGGAAGCTGGTCGAGGCGAGTGTGGAGGATCCGGAGAACCTGACGGCAGAGGAGCTGGCGTCCAGGCACCCCGCGCTTGCGGAGGCGCTGGAAGCGCTGGCGCGGGAGCTGGATGAGGCTCGGAGGGCGCAGGAGGCGGCCGGCGGGTCTGAGGACAGCAGCGGCGATGGACGCTCCGCTGAAACTGACGGCGCGGATGAGGTGCGCCAGCTGCTGGAGGAGGCAAGGCGCGAGCGCTGCGGCGTGCTGCTCGAGTCGCGGCTTGCCGAGTCGCGGCTGCCGGCCAAGGCGGCGGAGCTGGTGCGTAGCGAATTCGCCGGGCGCGTCTTCGAGCCTGGCGAGCTGGACCGGCGCATCCGGGGCGTGAAGGAGGCCCTGGACGAGGCCGCACAGAGCGCGCGCGTGACCGGCCTGGGCGTGCAGGTGACCAAAGATTCCCGCGACCGCATGATCGCGGCGATCGACGGGATGCTGGCCGGGCAGCCGGTGGACGGCGTGCCGCCGTTCCGCAGCTTC